CCTGTATATCCCATTGCACCCACCTCTCCCGTGGCTCCCGTCGCGCCTGTTGGCCCCAGGCTGCCCGTGGCACCTGTTGCCCCTGCCTCTCCAGTCGCCCCCGTATCTCCAGTATCACCCTGTGGGCCCGTGTTGCCAGGCAGACCTGGTGGGCCTCCAAGACCCTGCTCGCCAGTTGGACCCGTGTCTCCTGTGGCACCCGTTGGACCCACAGAGAGCCGCGTGATATTCACAGTCGATCCCCCCTTTATAGTAATATTCCCCGTTCCATCTACCAGAAAGTTGATCGTGTCACCAGGCTCCAGTTCGAGGAATAGCTGAATAGGCATAGGGGCAGGGGACACCGTGTTATACACGACCATCGAGTGTGACCAGACATTGCTCCCATTGCGCTGAACTTCAAAGAGGGTGGTGTCACTCACATTTGCCGCGAGAGCAATAAGGTGCGCGTCAATGGAGTAGGTACCCGCCTCACTTACTGTAAAGGAACCCGTGCCTGCTGAAAAGGTGATGCCCGTCGCGGGCACATTATTCACGCCGGTGGCTCCGAGGAATGCGTCGTAGAGGGTGTTGGACGCCGTGGAGTCCGTGGTGCGCGTGAAACTGACATAGACGTCCGAGCTCGCTCCACGGTGCCCAGTAGGACCCGTCCAACCCGTCCAGCCCGTGGGGCCGGTTGAGAGGGGCCCCGTAGGTCCCGTGCGTCCTGTTGGCCCCGTAGGTCCCGTGATGCCCGTGGGACCCTGCAGACCTCCATAGGGGAGATCATTCCAGCGCCCTGTTCCGTCGCCTATCTTGAACTGCCCCGTGTCCGTCTCGTAGCCGAGCTCACCCACGGCCAGTAGCGGATTCACGTGCGACCAGTGCCCCCCTGTGCCGTGACGGAGCTGCATCACGATGTTTGCCCCATTATAGGCACCCGTTGGTCCCGTGTTTCCCGTGACACCTGGACCGCCAAAGTTAAAGGCTGGCCCACCCGTATAGGATGTGCTAGGTCTGCCGCCATCGAAGATATAGAATCCGAAAGCGCCGGTTGCGCCGGTTGCACCCGTTGCGCCCGTTGCGCCCGTGTTGGCCGCTGTGCCGGCAGGCCCAATGGGACCAGTCTCACCTGTGGGACCAAACTGACCTGTGGGACCCTGGAGACCTCCGTAGGGGAGGTCATTCCACAGCGTCACGCCGTCGCCTATCTTGAATAAGTATGTGTCTGTTTCGATACCCATCTCTGCGACTGCAAGGAGGGGGTTGGTAGTTGTCCAGTTTAGGGCTGTGCCCCTGCGAAACTGGATCTGGACATATGGCATCCCTCTTGCGTTTCTAAAGGAGGCCGAGAGGATTGTTTTGCTGGTCCCTCCCAGTTGGTACCACGCTCGCTTCGTGAGCTGATACCAGCCGTGTTTATTGGTAGGGCTCCGTGTCGTCGGGCATCCCCTTTTTAGCTTGTTGCAGTGAGAACCCAGCGACTCTGTCCTGGTGACCCGCTAATCGTCAGATCCGTCACATAGATGAATGTGGCTGTGCCATTCACACCGATTGTCTTGTTAGCGGAGCCGAGAACGAAACGATTGGATGCCGTGGAGCTCGTGTTCTCTTGCTGGAACGTCTGGTTTTTGTCCGTGTTATTCACTATCACTATATAGCGACCGGCAACACCGTTGGCGAAGCCCGATACAGTACTTGCTGTTGTGCCCGTGAGTTTGAAGAAGGCGCCGACTGAGAGGGCGTAGTTGTCGATGTTGGCTGCAGAGGGGATATTCGTTCCTTCTGTAAAGTTGATGGAGCCGGCGAGAGTGCCCGTGGGACCTGTTGGACCCGCCACAGTGGAGGCGGCCCCCGTAGGACCTGTAGGACCTGTTGCCACATTCGCTACGAGCGTAGTGTGAATATGACTGAGCGTTGCGTCTCGGAAATACGTATTTATAGAATGCGTGCCGCCACCTGAAAAGGAGGCATAGACTTTCACGCGAATACGATGTGCCAGACTGGGAAGCGTGGTCTGAGGTATGAAGAGGGAGTACGTGTAGAGGGCAGTGGTCGTATATACCGGTGTGGCAGTTCCACTTGAACCCGATGCAATCAGCGTCTCTGATGTGCCAGCGGGATTCGTGTAGTATGCCGAAAAGAAGTACTTGATCGTGTCGTCATTCGCGTCTGAAGAGGCGTAGAGGTTCATATCCCAGATACCTTGCAAGATAATAGTGGAGTCAGTTGTGCCTGGAGCAGTGGTGAAGGTTCCGAGGAGAAAGGCGGATATGGCAGTCTGACTGCCTGATGTCAGGGTTGTCTGCGTAGTTTGAACGGGGTCCTCGAGGAGTTGGCCTCCAGAGGGAGCAACGGCATTATCTGAGAGGTCAATGAAGAGCGTGCGACCGCCTGAGATGCCATTCGCGCCCTGAGATCCTGTGGGGCCCGTCACTGTGGAGGCGGCTCCCGTGGCGCCAGTCGGCCCTTCGAGTCCCGTTGGACCAGTCGCCCCGTCGGCGCCACTCGGCCCAGTAGCCCCTGCTCCCGTGGCGCCAGTCGGCCCTTCGAGTCCCGATGGACCAGTCGCCCCATCGGCGCCACTCGGCCCAGTAGCCCCTGCTCCCGTGGCGCCAGTCGGCCCTTCGAGTCCCGTTGGACCAGTCGCCCCGTCGGCACCACTCGGCCCAGTAGCCCCTTCTCCCGTGGCCCCCGTTACGCCTGTGGGCCCTGTCATTCCCGTTGGTCCCTTCAATCCTCCATAGGGGAGATTGATCCAATCTGTTGTGCCGTCGCCTATTTTGAACAGGGCAGTATCTGTCTCGTATCCGAGCTCGCCCTCAGCGAGCACAGGATTCACGTGGGACCAGTGCCCTCCTGTGCCGTGGCGGAGCTGCATCACGATGTTTGCCCCATTATAGGCACCCGTTGGTCCCGTGTTTCCCGTCACGCCTGGACCGCCAAAGTTGAATGCTGGCCCAAGGACATAACTAGTCTCTGGAAGGCCTCCATCGAAGATATAGTAGCCGAAGGCACCCGTATCACCCGTAGCACCCTGTGCGCCCGTTATCCCTGCCGCTCCCGTTGCACCAGTGGGACCAGTGGCACCTGCCTCTCCCGTTGCGCCCGTGTTTGTTGCACTACCTGGCGCTCCCGCCTCTCCCGTTGGCCCCGTTGCTCCCGTATCTCCTACGGAGCCCGCCTCTCCCGTTGGCCCCGTTGCTCCCGTATCTCCTATGGAGCCCGCCTCTCCCGTTGGCCCCGTCTCTCCCGTGGCACCCGTGTTTGTCGCCGTGCCCGCTGGACCCGTCATACCTGTCGGCCCAGTCATACCCGTGGGTCCTGTGGAAGTCAAATCACTGTATGTCACGAGACCCGACCCCGCGTTGTAACTCAGAACCTGTCCTCCGTAGGTCACATTCGACAGTGCCGGTGCGTAGATCTGCCCATCCTTTCCCACTTTAAAGAGTGTGGTGCCACCTGTGAGCCCAATAGGCTGTGTGCCTAGACCTTTCTTTATCAAAAAATCCGTGCCTGTAGTGCCCTCGGAGCCGATCACTAAGGCGCTGGCCCCCGTTGTTCCATAGGCTCCTATCACGGCACGGAACTGGTCCTTCACACCGACTTCGATCGCCACGGACTTGTTCGGATCTCCAGAAGAGAAGCCATACACCACCTGTGTAGCCCCTGGCCCCGCTGCATTGAAGTCCTCGCCCACACTGAATCCATCGGCTGTCTGTGTATAAAGATCGATCTGGCCGAGTCTAAGCTGACCCTGTATTTCCGCGTTCGGGACACTGAGTGTATCTGTCACATTATCATATGTCGCGTTTGGTTCCGCAACGGCCGAGTCCGTCGTTCCATCAGATGTCAAGATACGATATTGAGCCGGTGTCGAGATCGTTGTGAAACCTGGACCCGTTTGCCCTACGGGGCCTGTTGGGCCCGTCGCGCCCGTCATGCCCGTATCGCCAATAGCCCCCGTCGGGCCAGTTTCTCCAGTTGGCCCTGTCGACATTCTCTTTTTCTAGTCTAGGTCTTTTGTTTTGGTGCAGCCGCGCTGGCGGCGACCCACTTGCGAAAGCCGTGAGTGCGTTCGACGAAATAGGAGGAGCCGAGCATCTTCACGGCGAGCTCGTGAAGCTCCAGCTGCTCCGCCGTGAGTGTCGCAAGATATGCTTCTCCCTCTTTTGATACGGGGTGGGGCGGGAGAGGCGTGTATTGGGCTGGAGAGGGCTCGGCCACGGCTCGAGTAATAGCGGGCATTTTCCTATACCCACGGGCTTTAAGTCGCGCTCGAGCAATTTTACGAGGACCCCAGTAGGATGGCCGCTGCTGCCGTGAAAGACCCACGTGTGCTAAAAATAGATACTCCCGAAGATATGCTCGCTATCCTGCGCGGTAAGGGTCGCCCACTCTCCTCTTTTCAGAAAGGGGACACCATTGCAGTCTGGAATAAGATGGAAAAGGGATATACATATAAACTCGATGCGCCCCCGGGTCAAGACATGGACGCCGCGTTCAAGCCCTGGGCCGATCCTGGAGAGATGCTGGCCCTCGGTGTCTTTGAAGGGAAGTATCTCAATGACTGCCTGCTCGAGTTTCCCGCCGAGTGGTTCTTGCGGGCCATTGCCCTCGGTAAGATGCAGCCTGGGGAGCCGTCCGTCGCCGTCAATGCGCTCCAGGCCGATTCGCGTCAGCCCCTGAGTGAGTGGCGGCGGAAGGGTTGGGTGCCCGCGGGACGGACACGCAAGGCCCACCGCGGCGCGAATATTCTCGCAGATCCCACCCAGAATCCGGACGAGCGCGGCTGGTTTCAATGGTACTGCAGATACTGGATGGGCCGCCGGCTCCCCGCCCTTGATGAGGAGCAAATCAAGCGCTGGCGGGCCTTTCGCCGTCACGCTGGACAGATAAAGAGTAACTGTCGGCCTGGTGACTTGGAATGCCGCCCTCGACAGAGACAGGCACTGCTGCAGTGGTCCTGGAATCCGTATATGTAGGCCGCACGCCCCGCCGTCCCTAGCAAACCTCCACTCTCTTTAGCAATAGGCCGAGCCCCCATGGCCTACGTAGCATTTGACCTAGACAATACATTGGGATTTTTCGAATATACCAATCCATTGTCTTACCTCTGGAGCCCCGATATGCTCACGAACCCTGAGCAGGCAAGGGTAAATCCCGCGGTGAGTCTGCCGCCCATTCTCTTGCGCCGCCTCGCCGCTGCACGCAAGAAGTTTGCCCAGAAACTCCTCCGCAACCATCATCTCCTCTTCAGTATTCTCCGACCCAATCTCAATACGCTCATATATCCACTTCTCGCTCTCAAGAGGAATAGACGCCTCAAGTCCGTCATCATATATTCCAACAGCGGGGTCACTGCTTCTCTTGAGCTCGCCAAGGAACTCATCGAGAAACATTATGACTGCGCCGGTCTTTTTCAGGTTCTCGCCGATCACTGGCATCCCCTTCGCGTCCAAGACAGACCGCCGACATATACACCGCAACCACGCACCTATGTGGAACCACTCAAGACACCGAAGGTACTCAAGGCCCTCTTTAGAGAGGCCACACACGAACGGAGGGTCATTCCATCCAAGAATATTCTCTTCGTTGATGACCGCCGCCCGAAACACGCTATTCAAGAGGAAGAGCCGCGAGGTCTCACGTACATAGTCCCCACTCCCTATTATGCCGATCTCTCCAAGAAAGACCGCCTTTCTCTTGTGGCGATGGCTATCGAGTCTCTCGACGAGGCTGGTATTATGGATGATAGTGAATACGTGGATTCCGCCTTTTGCAATCGACTCATACCCTATGATTTCACCAAGACATACCGCATAAGCAGTTTCTATGAACTCGCTGAGTTTGTCTTGGCCGAGGTACTGTCCGTGCGGACACCGGCGAGGGCCTGGGAGGCCGACACGGATGTCCTGCGTGCTCGCATCTCCACTTTTTTAGAGAAGATTTAGCCGCTCGCCCACGATGCGCACAAGAGAAAAAAGTGCTGCACCCCAGGCAGTATCTACTACTGCAAAGTTGATGTCATACTTTGTAAGAGTAGCGTAGTTGGTGAAGTCATAGACTGCGTAGGTGGCCGCGCCGATCGCCGCGGCTTGTGCCGTGCTCGTGGAGAGGCTGAGGAGGTAGGCAAGCGCAAGATATACTATGGGGGCGGCAGCCCAGCGGAGTTGAAAGGGGGCGCCGCCCTGCACTGCTTTAAAGAGGGACTGGGCCCAGGCGCCTGTGGCGTAGAGATAGGGGATATCGATAAGAAAGAAGAGGAGGGCCAGTGGAATGAGTGTGCGAGCCGCGTCCATGAGCGCGTCCATTTCGAGTCTCTCTATTCGTGTGTCCGTCTAGAAATGGCTGAAGACACTCTGCGCCTGGAGGGTTTCGCGGAGAGTCTGCGCGGCCGGCGGATCTTCTGTGCGACAGGATATCCTCCGAAGTTTGTTCAGACGTTCTTGAGGGGGAAGATAGCTGCCCTCGACGCTGAGGCTGTTCATCGCGGGCGCAAGGTGCTCGTGGTCCAAGGCGTGCATACGGCACCGAAATGGCTCGCTCAGATGCCCTGGGATGCCACCTTTCACGTGCGTGATGTGCAGGACCTGAAGCTTGCCCTTACATATGTGCAGCACGCGGTGAGGCCCACACGGCTCTTCTGGATAGGGGGTGAGCCTGCAGGGGCAGTCCTCCAGGCACTTCATAGGGTGGAGGGGCTCACTCTTGTTTCTGTGGGGGAGAAGGCGCCGAGTGCAGTGGGTGAGTGGGACGCCGTGTTCTGGGGACCTGAGGCCACCTTTGAAGAGGTAGAGCCGCAACTGCTGGCGAAGATGGGCACGGGGCGCCTGGGGACTCTGCGCTCCGTTTTGAAGGAACTGCGGGCGTCGGACGTTGGGCTTGTCTGGTCCTCCATAGGAGAATCGGACAAGCGCGGTGAGTTGTATTGGTATGACCCTGTTGATGGAGTCGATGCGGGCCATCATATTGATCCGGGTGAAGCGGCCGAGACGCTGCGTGCCGTGGCCGATTTACTTATGAAGTGATTGGCTCTGCTTACTTGCGGCGGAAGATCTTGGATTCGTCGAGCAGAGCCCTCGTCATCTACGCTTTTCCGCTTACTTGCGGAAGAGCTTGGATTCGTCGGGCGGAGCCCTCCTCATCTGCGCTCTTTCGTCGTTTCACTTCCGAAAGAGCTTGAAAGTCCCCTTCTTGGCCTTGAAGCCCGCCTTGAGCAAACGCTTCAGGGCCTTCTTGCCCGCAGCGTGCTTCTTGCGACTGACAATGCGACCCTTCTTGGTCTTCATCAGGTCCTTCTTGGTCAGCCCACCGGAAGTGTGCTTGGCCGTGCCGTGGTAGACCTGAGCCTTGGTGCCCACAGCGGGGATCTTGCGAGCGCCACCCATCATCGCGGAGTTATTCTTACGCGTGCTGTTATTCATTTTATACTAGATTATTAGATTTTTTTAGTTCCTGCGGGTCTTCTTACGAGATGCTCGCTTCATTTTCCGCGTGCGCCTGCGTTTTATCCGCCGTGCGCCGCCGAACATTAACCCCTCTTCATTTTCTAGTTCGGCATAGCGATCCTCGAGCTCATTTGCTTTTGCAAGAGCCGCATCATATACTGCCTGTAGAGTTGCCCTGCTTGTCTCGAAAGCAGTGAAAGTCTCAGCCAGCTTGGTTTGATCTTTTGTCTGATCTTCCATTACCTTATTGATCGCGTCAATACCCTTCTGCAGACGTGATCGTTCTGCTGCTTTCAGAATCTCAAGGCGATTTTCAATAGTATCTATGAGACCTTGCTGAAGTGCTAATCTCCTTTTATTCTCCTCGATGAACTTAGAGTATGTATCAGGACTTATACTGTCCCTCAGCTTATTCAGATTGAACAGAAGAACAGCGAGGTTATTCGCCTGGCTTCGAAAGCTTGCCGTTGGCAAGGAAGTAACTTGACCACCTGCCTGTGGTGTCCGCACAAAAGTGCATTGTCTTGCAGGGACTATAATAGATTTACCAGTAGAATCAGTTCCAACGAGCTCAGCTGATAGTGTCACATTCTTTGCAGTAAGTTGTGTGCGTTGCATAGAAGTAGCCCTTAAACGACAGCTATATATGCTGTCGATGAGAACTTCCTTACCTTGTGCATCATTTACAGGAGGTGGCATGATATAGGAGCGAAGGCGATTCAAATCTGTCATAATTTCCTTTGTTGTCCGATATTTCCTTACATCCTTATTGAGAATGCGTTGTAGATCAGGCAGGCGTGTCCATTCGATTTTGTTAAAAAGTTGTCTGTATGGATACCTGGCAGAAAAAGGGGGGATATCTGCAACTGGCCCAGTAACGCCTACCATACTTGGAGGGGTTGACGCCGGTGTTGTTGTCGTGATTGTGGCGCTTCCCGTGGTTCCAGAAGGTGTCCCTGTGGTTCCAGATGTTGTCCCTGTGGTTCCAGATGTTGTCCCCGTGGTTCCAGAAGGTGTCCCTGTGGTTCCTGCACTTGTGCTATTTGTACTTGTTGTCCCCGTGGTTCCAGAAGGTGTCCCTGTGGTTCCTGCACTTGTACTGTTCGTACTTGTTGTCCCACTGCTTCCAGAAGTTGTCCCCGTGGTTCCTGCACTTGTACTATTTGTACTTGTTGTCCCCGAACCACTTATATTTGTACTTGTTGTCCCCGAACCACTTATATTTGAACTCATCTTCTATGAATGTCTTCGAAAAAAGCAGAGATCATAATGTGATTCTCGGGGTTCCCCCAGCCAAAATCTCCTTCTGCAACTGCTCCATCTTACGCAAATCATAGACACCAGCGAAATGCACGAGCAATGCGCCGGGTTCCCACAGCTTCTGTCCAGGCAGTCCCTGTAAATACGCATTGAACTTCCAGTGCTCCGTACTTATCTCCGTATGTGCCAGGTCATCAGGTACAGTCTCCAGCAGCTTTATCATCGCCGCGTTCTCCCACCAAATATGATAGGTGAGCTCGGTCTGCTTATCAAGCCTCCGCCACCAGTCCCGTAGCCACACCCCGTTCCTCATAAGCATATTGCCAGAGTTGATATGCGCACATGCGTCGATCGTCATCAAGAGATCCTTTTCTGCCGGCAACAACGGAACAACCAGATCCTCCAGCCGAAGAGCCGGATTTGTTATGAGAACATCAGCATCCGACAGAAAGACGAGGGCGCCCTCTGGGAGTCGCCCCAGTTGATCGAGAACAAAGGCGACTTTTGACCAGGCGATCGGTCGTGAGCGGTCCCAGTACTCCTCGCCCCCCTGTATATAGGTATACCCGTGCCGCTCGCACCACGCCTTTTTCGACTCCAGTGCCGGACCCAGCGCCTTACGGAAATCAGGGCCAATCGCCAACGTCAGTACAGTAATCATCCTCTCCATAGACCCCTGTAAAATTGCCTTAACCCGCTCGCGGCAGCGAGTCGCTACCGCGCTTATGCCTCTCACATACACTCGAGCAGAAGATGGCCAGTTTCTTTGCCCTCACTGTGGGGCAAAAAAGGCGAATCAGAGCACGATGCACTACCATCTCAAGAAGCACGCCGCCGATGCCGCGGCTCCTCCGCAAGCATTCGACTGCCAGTTCTGCGCAAGAACATTTCTTCAAGCGACCAGCCTGGCTACCCATATTCAAGCACGCCACGCTGACACCTTCTTCTGCCCCTTTCCAGGATGCGGCCTCGCTACGAAAGTAAAGACTAGTATCACTATTCATTACCTTCGTGCTCATTGTGCCGCTGAAGTGACAGCCCTCGCAAAGCCTGCGGCAGCCGGCGGCATGGGCTTAACCTGTGCCGTGTGCTCTAAAATCTGCAATAGCAATACGGCATTCTATTATCACCTGCTCGCAGCCGGCTGTTTCCCCTGCCCCTCCCCGCTCAAGCCTCTATTGGCTTCACGAACGTCTGCGACATCACTATCAAGCGATATAGATGAAAGCCAAATGCCGCGAAAGCAATGAGGAGGAGCATATCATATGCCGGCCGGTCCGTGCGTTTTCCGTAGTATCCCACCCAGAGGAAGAGGGGGGCGACGACTAGGGCGTGCAGCAGATTGACCCAGGCAAAGGGGGACTTTGCCAGGACACGGCCGACGGACTTGAAGCCGTGATAGACGAGCACGAGTACTCCAAAGGCAAGGAGCACATTGTACATCCAGTCGGGAGTGGCAGCGCGCTGGAAGCCCACGTAGAGGAGGGCCGGCGCCACGAGGATCACGTGGAAAATGGCGATGAGAAAATAGGTGTCCATCATTTTTGCTTCTTGTTGCTGCTCGCATTTTTTGGGCCTGCACGGGACCCGATCATCTTCAAGAGAGCATCCGCGTGTTCGATGGCCCCTTCTATCCAGCCCTGGCGGAGCGAGAAGGACTCGCCGCAAAAGTGGAGGGCCGGCATCTCTTGCGCGAAAGGTCTGAGGGCCGCCTGGCTGAGTTCGCGGGGATCATAGGATCCAGGTAGCCAGTTTGTCACTCCGTGGCGCCAGTAGTGTGTCTTGATCAGGCTCGGACTCGGAATGTCTGCCCGCAGCAGCTGGCGAAGCTCTTCGACTGCCTGTGTGCCCGCCGCCGTCTCCCCTTTCTCATCGATGATCGCTTTCCAGTAGTCGGCGTCCTGCGAATCTGTATAGGAGATTTGAACGGCGTCGCCTCCCGCCGGTATCAAGTAGCGCACGTGACCCGCTGTCACTATACGGGCCCCAGCCCCCGCGTCGGCCGCCTCCGTCCAGAGAGGGCCGCCACCACCCTCACGCGGAAACACGGCATACATTCGCAAAAGGGGGGTCATCTTCAAGTGCTTTAAACCACCCCATAGAGGCAACCCAGGGATCTCGCTGAGAGCGGCGGCCTCCACGGCGAGAACCACACGCGCCGCACGGAGTTCCACGAGCGGTCGCGCCGCCCCCTCTTTTGGAGAACCGATGCGCAGCTGCAAGCGCAGAGGTTGGCGAGTCTCCCCTTTCTCAACTCCTACCAGCTCGTGATTGCGATGCACGCTGCCCCCCAGTCGCTCGATATGGGCAACCATCTTCTCCACCAAGGCACCTAGCCCCTCTTTACAGATACCGAACCCCTCCTGCGTTCCCAGCTCTCCGCGGAAGAACTCGAGGGCCAAATCGGCACGCATTGTCTCGAGTTCGGCTCGATAGGGGTAGCGCACAAGATAATCCCCCGCCAACTTCGGCCCGTGGATCTTCTCGAGCAGCTGGCGTACTGTGTGCCGCGCCAAGTCGTCCGCCGGCAGCCGCGCAAGAGAATCCATAAAGACAGGTAGCCCAGACTCGAATACACTGTCCTCTAAAGGAGTCGCTGCAGATCCCTTATACACCACTTTGGAGCCAATCGGCACAAAGGTCAGCCCATACCTCTTCAGAAGTCCGAGAAGACGCGTGTGCTGCGTGGAAAAACGACCGGCCCCACTCTCCCACTGTAGCGCCGGCTTCCCTGCAGAGCCCTCTTGCCTAAAGGTGCTCGTGCGCCCACCCAGCGCCTTGTACTTTTCCAGCACAGCCACACGAGCTCGGGGATGCCCCCGCAGCATCTCGACAGCCACGTGAAGACCTGCTATACCGGACCCCACCACGATCATATCATAGAGGGGTTCGCTATCTATTTGTCCATCCATTTCTCCCTTTCCTACTTGAACATTTGTTTTAGTTGCTTATTATACATACTTATCACCACGACTAGACTGAAGGCCACGCCCATAGTACATACCTGCGTACTGCTGAGCTTCATTCCCTCTCTACTTACTGCTCCGATGCTGTTGCAGCCAGCTCACCACCTTTTCAGTTAGCGCGCTCCCCAGCGGACCCACGGGCTTCTTGTCGCGCACAACTAAAAAGGCGGGTATGCTGCGGATACCGCAGTAGCCTGGAGAGTAGGTATTGGCGTCGACGTCACATTTGTACCAGGCCGCCTCTGGAAGGGCGGCTTCAATCGCGGCCAGGTCGAGTTTCTTGCACGCCCCGCACCACTTTGCAGTGAAGTATATCACGGCGAGGGAGGGGGCCGGCGGAGAGCCAGTGGGTACTTCTTGACGTCCGAGGAGTTGCTCGAGCTCATCGTGGGTGAGGCCGTCCTTCATTCTGCTACTGCAGGCGAAGCGGCCTTGTTACGCAAAACCGCAAGACTGATGCCACCCGCAATGATCGCACCCAGCCCGCCGAGAAACAGTGGAGCTAACGCACGCATATCGGCCTCCTTTTGAGCTGCCCCTCCCTTCTGTAGTATGCCTTTCGCCACTTCCTCAAGAGAAGGAAGCTTCGATGCCGCTCTTCCTCCCACCTGTGGTGCAGTTGCAGCAGGCGCAGGCGCAGGCGCAGTACCCTCTACAGATCCACCCTCTACAGATCCTCCCGCTGGTGCCGGCGCCGGTGCCGGACTCGCGAGTGCCCCCTTCAGAGCCGATGTTATCTCGGGAAGAGCCACCAGCGCCGTCATTCCTCCACCTGTCAATGCAGTGACGCCGCCCGTTATCAAAAACACCTTCTGTAGCATCGGCCCAGTCTGCCCCATTATCTCTGGAGGCAAATAGTCCATCAACCGATAGCCACCATATGCAAAGCCGGCAATAATCATACCAACCACCATCGGCGTTATGCGCCCCTTTGGACCACCGTCAGTAGTACTCCCGCCCCCAAGCGACCGATACGTCAAAGGGATCTTGTAGCCCTCCTGCCCAAATGCCGGACTCCACGTCTGAATGATGTCATACACGAACCACGGGTTAATGCTCAGCATAAACGTCAGCGGCCACAGATTCGGGTAATACAGCTTCAGGTACTTCACGGCGAAGGTAATGCCGGCACTAAATGCCCCTTTCAAGAGCCCAAACATCGGCGCCCCAACTGCAAAGAGATTGACACCCAGGTAGCCCATCGCATCGAACGGAGGCAAGAGAAATCCGCCCGCCAAGAAGAGCAGCCCGAAAAAACCAATCTCGTATCCGGATGCAAAGAAGTTCTTGATTACAGACTGACCGGATGATGCTAGAGGTGGCGGTGGGCTACCCACTCCCAATATAGATGTCAAGGCCTGCATCCTGGTCTCTATCGCTAATCAGACCAGCGACCTAAATCTTGAAAAGCAGACCAGCGAATCCATTCACCACGCGCAAGACATTGTGGTTCTTCGCATACACTCGGATATTCGCCTCTCCTCGAGCAGGCACATAGTTAGGGTTTGTAGCTGTCTGGCCTGGAATCTGGAGTGGGCCAGGATAATCGGGACGGAGGCTGATCTGCAGACTCATATTGTCAATGCGACTCGCGTTCAACGAGCCAGTCGGCTGCATTTCTTCGGGCCGGAGAGAGAACGAGTAGGAATACAGGAACGTCTTTGTCGGAACCGACGTATGATATTGATATGGCTGCACGAGGCGGAAATAGCCGGCATCACGCCGCTCGAAGCGATCGTAGCCATCCACCTGTATTACGGCGTCCTGTAACATATCTCGCGTTACACCTACATCGCTCACTGAAGTCGAACTGAAGTTGAAGTATTCGTGCGTTGCAAGCATTCGATCCCGCTGGATTCGCCAGATCATTTCGCGTATAGGGTGATTGAACTCGAGGCGTACCTGCTGCGAGAAGATGTCCTTTCCGATTGAAAGGGCCGGTGTATATTGAATCTGCTCTATCAAGTACTCGTGCGTGTTCGCCACAAAACGACGGCGCTCCTCGGTATCGAGATAGACATAGTCACCCCAAAGACGAATATCAATGATTTTCACGGGCTTCACTTGCGGCCCCCCACACGCCGGTGCGAATGCCAAGAGGGGAGTATAGAACATATCTTGGAGAGGCCGCAACTTGAGATTGATCCGAATAGGGTGGTACTGCATCGCGAGAAGAGGCAAGTAGAGACCAGGATTCTTGTTAAACCAGAACTGGAGAGGTATATACATCTTTACAGATCCGTATTGATATCCGCTCCCGCTTGTGCTCGTGGTGAAATCGAAAATGGGATCCGACTCGGGAGGAACCAGCAATCCATCGGCGCGATTGATCATATTGTTGAAGCCGTCGCGCTTACTGGAGGGCGTCGAGAGCTCCGACCAGATCTCCATCCATTCTCCGGTCTGTTTGTCGATCTCCTGCTCACCGATCTCAAGAGAAATCTCCTCTATCAAGGCGTGTCCCGTGGAATTCACATATGCAACAGGTGTCCCGTCAGTCAGCTGAATGTAGGGCAGAACCACCTCCAAGTACATCGGGCCCAACAAATCTCCACGCCTGGGAATGGTACAAGTTAGTCGCTTTCCGAAATCAGGATCACCGTCGAAATACATTGGCTGCGACTCGATCGCGAAGTTCGTGTAGCGTCTATAGACCATTTTAAACCACGTGATCTGTGGATTTCCGGTCAAGAACAAGTCCTGTTTTCCTTGTGCTACCAGCTGCAGTAGACCACCGCCTCCTGGCATTCTCTAGTAGCAGGTGCGACTTCTTCTACTGCGTCGGGCCGCGGGTTTTTGTAAGAAGAGCTACTAGAATGAGTCGGAATGCTGAGCTAGAAGAACAAATACAGCAGCTGATTTTCTCTATAAATCCCTACACGGCCACCCCCTATCCAGCCGACCTGATGCAGGTCGCCGATGGGCAGGGTACTCGCCGCTGGCAAGACGTGTTTCAGACTATCAGCAGTCAATCAGTCACCGACGGCGCCCCCCTCGGCTACCTGCCCTCCACCATCTTCGCCATCTCGAATGACACATCCACCTTCTCCAGCATCGTCGCCACCTCCTACTCGACCCTCTCCACACAAATAGGAGAAGGCGGCATACCGGGCAGTATAACAACATATCAGCTACAGAGTACAACGCAGTGGATTCTCTACGATGCGACCTATGTGAGCACCGCGGCTCTAGTGAGCAGTATGACCCCCTTTCTGAACGGCTCGCTGTCCTTCATGTCCAATATTCAGAGTACTGTGATCGGTCTCGGCTCCACTCGATATGTGAGTACGCCTACCCTCTTCAGCACAACCGTGGGCCTCAATAACCAGGGGGCCTCCACCGTGCGTGGGCTCGGATCTGCCGGCTATATCAGCAGCCTCTCTCTTCAGAGCACCATCAATGGGTTCGGCACTGCCGGTTACGTGAGCAGCGCCACCCTCTACAGCACAATAACAGGAATGCTATATCCCGAGACAGAGCCAGGAGGATCCCTCGGACTCGTCGTGACGGGAACAAATGATCCACCCTTCCGAAACTTCAGCACACTCACATCGAACTACCTATCAACGAATCAATATTTCAACAGTTTGAATGCCACCACCTTCGGCATAGTCTTTGGCACACAGCTTCCCAGTACATATACAGGTATCGTATCCTCCCTCGGCTCTATAGGGTACGTCAGCACACAGGCCCTCTTGAGCACAAGCGCGGGTATTCAGGCAGCCAAGCAGAACATTTTCATCGACAACACTGGAAATGTGAGTATCTTCAACTCGGACGTCTATTTGTCGAGTGTAAATGCTATTACCTTTCTCAGTAGTTTCGTGAATTCCAGTATCATCTACAAAGGGGAAAATGGGCTGATTGGAGGTCGCGTCACGGGCAACTCGAATATGGCCTTCTCCACGGCGAATCTGCAGCTCGACCTCTTCTCCAGCCTCATCACATCATCTACGCGCCTCGTGGCCGAGTTCTACCCCACATTCTACTTTGACGCCATTACAGCCGGTGCGCTCACTTCAAAGGCACAGACAATGCAGACCTTCATTCAATACAGCACACATGTCTTGAGCAGCATTCACGAGACGGTCATCCCTTGCATATCGGCACAGAACAACTACTCCAACTTTTTCCAGCAGCCGATGAAGATTCACATCGATGGCCTCGATGTGCTGAATAGGTATGCGGAGCCTTATCGGCTGACACATTCTCTTCCTGGTGCGATCTCCTATAGCTTGAATGTCGGCTTCCGCAGCTCTAATATCGGCACCTTTTTCGCCTCCACGAACTCCTACTTCCTCACTTTGCAAAATCTCACGTTCTAGGGGAATCACTTCGTAAATAAAATCCGCAGCGGTGAAACAGGAAATGGCGAGCAGCTATAAAACACTCGATTCGGATATCATTACTCTCCGACAAATCTATGTGCGCGATCGTGCGAATGGATTTATTCCGAATGAGTACGTTCTCATCTCAGACGGTGTTGGTGCAGGCTACTGGGACTCCATCAGCAGTATCTACCCTGTTCCCTTTGACAGTATTCGCGACCCAGTGGGTTCTACCCTCACCGCACGCGAGATTGGCAATATTCTTCCCTTCAGTACAATCGGTGTGCAGGGGCTCTTCGAGTTCATCGCCAGTCCAGTAGGGAGTACAATCATTTTGAGCAACTCCTATCCTCAGGTGCAGGTGGCGCTCGATTCTGTGCCCGAAGTCAGCCGCCTCGCCGCCACGCTCGCACCCAGCCCTGAGACCATCGCCTATTCCACTACACAATCCACTCTCAAGTTCATCGGCGTCGGTGATGTGAAGCTCTCCACTGTTACGGACCTGCGTGCGGTGTTCATATCAATCAGCAGCTTCAGCGCTTCAGGATACGCTGACTTGAGTGCCGAAACGCGGGCCTGGAGAGGATATACCTATAGCACGAACTCGACGAGCGCAGGCTATGCCACCTTTATGAGTAGCATCCCCTTTTCAACTGTCTATACTGACAATGGAGGATCCTACGCGTGGAACTGGTCCAGCAATCTCGGCACGGGCCTACCACTCTCCACAGTAGAGACCTATCCGAGCTATTACTCTACAGGGGACCTCTACTTCAGCACTGTGAGCTTCAATATGGCACCTTTCTATCGCTATATACACCCGAACTCGACCACGAAGATGTTCCTCGAAGTGCAACCGGCCTACTTTTTCGGCCGTATGTTCCTGGGAACCAGCTCACCCCGCCATCTCGTGAAGGAGTTCTCCAGCTTTATTCAATACGAGACGAGTCGCGGTCCGCAGATTGTGCCGACGTCTTCAAAGGGTACAAGAATGACATCACAGATGTCAAACATCTACACATCGAACTATTTTGATGCCACTATTCAGCTTGAAATCGATCCGGCCACCGTGGCGAGCAATGCATTGATGGACGGCCTCAGCAATGCACGCTACACCCTCTATCACCGTATAGTGGGTGGAATGGCGAACCTGGTTTCTGACGGATACTGCGGCTACTTGATCGGCCCGCGGGGCGGATTCAGTAATGCTGGGCCACAGTATGACAATCAGACGCCGAGGGAGAACTCGGTCTTCATCCACGTGTATAACCAGCAGGGCGCCGCGCCGCCGATGCCTGGTCCCTAAGAGGGAGACGAAGCGTTAGCCGCCGCAGGCGGCGTCTAAGCGCGCTTGCTTCGCAAAGCACTTTCCCCCTGAGCCCCCTCCTAAATGAGATGCCCTCCTGACGGAGGGCATCGAATCTTTAGTAAGGCGGAATCAAAGGGCAAAGCCTGTTTCCTTAGCGCTTTCCTTCCCGGCGCCCCTATCGCCTAGCCAACTTGGAAAAATCTGAGAATACAATAGAATGAATGAGGAGGAGCGACCATCGTTCAAGCGGCTTGATAGATGTAGAACAAGAAAATGTTCCAAAAATATTAAACTAAGAAACAGTGAAGCTGCTAAGTTTCATAAAGAGGAAGCCAAGAAATGTCGCCAGAAATCTCCTAAGGCATTCTCTGATTGTAGTTCGAGCTTGTATGAAAAATCCAAATATAAAAACCTAGCTAAGGCTGCGGTTAAGTGTTCTGATAAGATGTGTGCAAAGGAACATAGGTATCTTCGTCGCACCAGAAATAAAGAGTACCGAGCGTGGGATCAGCTTCATAAATGTAGAACAAGAAAATGTCACTTAGCTACTAATAGGGGAGTACTTGAATGTTCTAAGAAAAAGTGTGCAAGGGAGGAAAGGCATCATAATCAACTGAGCAAACTTTAGAGGGGCACGCCCTCCCGCCTAGCCAGCTCGCGTGCCCAGTCCTCCAACTTCCCCCGCACAATCGCCGTCGGCCTGTACGGCCACGGGCATAAATACACGGCATTCGCCCACGGCCCAGCACGTCGCCATGCCAAATGCTTCTGCCCCCGCGCCTCGAAAAACTTCCAAAAGAATCGCTGACCTTCAGCATTCTCGGCAAAGTTAGCGCGCACCTCTATATCAATCCTGTGCGCAGGCGGCGTCGTCGCCCGCGGAGCCACGGCCTCCAGCCGCTCACACATCGCCGTGTAGAAATCTGCACATGCATCCAGCCTCCACACGGTAGCTTGAAAGCTGAAGCCATATGTGTCGGTCGCCTGATCGAGCTCCCACCACGCCGCCTTTTCCGATTGCTGCTTCTGCGGCCCAGGGCACGGCATCAGCCGCACTGAGGCATAGCCATCCTCCTCAAGAAAAGGGAGTACTGCCTGGTCAATCGCGTTCCAATCTGGCTTCCTCTCCAAGATGAAATCCTCCTGTAGAGGGAGCACGTAGTCGTAGGCCCCCTCGGCCCTCAGCGCCCGCAGCGCCGCCGCTCTACTATCAAGAAAACCGGCATCCTGGGGCGCCAGGCGCAACAGGCGCACCCCATGCGTCTCCTTCACCTTTTGGCAAATAGGGTGTTCAGGCACCTCCGTGGCCAAGACAACATCGGGCATTTGGGTTAGTCCCCCATACCTATAAAGCAACTCAAAATGAAGAGGCAGCAGATAGTAGTATTTCGGCGTGGAATTCACGAGAATCACGAGCCGGTCACGTCCCATCTTTAAAGGGGTATAGGCCTAAGACACTTAGGCCATTTCTATCTAGAGTCCCAAATGGCAGCCGCTGCATCTTCAGCCGTTGCTATCAATCCCGTCACGGGAAAACCGATTAAAATCCTGACACTCGAGCCAGCCCTGTGGCGCAATGCCAAGACACTCGTCTGGTTCAACGCTGCCGACGCGGCTGCCTTAGACCCTACAGCAGCATCCGCCTGGTCCCGCTGGACCTGTGGAGCCGAGAGTCTGGCCGCCTGGGAAGTCCTGCGCAACCGCGGGATCCGCGCCGATGTCGTCCTCTGTCTCGACTCCCCCTCTGCAGCAGAGGCCTGGTTCGCCCGCGGCAGCTGGGCCGAAGCCCGCCTCGTCGTTGTACCCAAGACCACCATTGAGACCATCACATATGAAGTCTTCGCCAAGTATCGCGTGACCAATGTGCTCTGTATAGATGAGATCAAGGATCTCTACAAGTTTCTCGGTCCGGCCTGGGACGGGACCCTCGAGGACGCCAAGACGATTCTGGCCCTCCTCCTTCGGTCCCGCACATCATTCCCTCTTCAGCCTACGGAGACACGCGCGGACGTGGCCGCCTCCTACGGCCTCAAAGCGGCACCGGTCCGCTCCGCGCCTCCCCCTCTTTGGGTCATCACGCAGTTCTACAATCCTGAAAAGAGTAGGCGGCGACGTGAGCTGACAACCTGCCTCGAGCAGAACCTGGCCAATCCCTATGTAGATAAGGTGATTCTCTTGAATGAGACCGCGTGTGTGCCGGCGCGGCTGGCTGGGCACTCGAAGCTCGTCGAAGAGATCGTCGGCAAGCGCATTACGTATGCCGATGTTCTTCGCTGGATTCGGTTGGAAGCACCGGCGAATGCAATCGTCGCCTTTGTGAATGCCGATATCTTCCTCGATTCCAGTGAGGCAATGCGGGCACTCTGGTCGATCGACATCGATTCGAAGTTCATTGCTCTCTTGCGTTGGGACGTGGAGGGCGCCGCTGCCGAGCAGATTAACGCGGCCAAACTCTTCGGACCGCGGCCAGATTCCCAAGATACGTGGATTGTGTCGGCTGGCTCTGTGCAAGCAATGGACGTGAAGGACTGGACTCCTTTCGAGTTCGCCTTCGGAAAAGCGGGCTGCGACAATGCCATCACGTACGAAATGATGCGCCGTCGATTTATGGTCTGTAATCCGGCGCTCACGCTGCGCACCTATCACTATCACACAAGTCAGGTGCGCACATATGATCCACGGGACATTGTGGATCGCCCCTTTTATGTGCATCTCACGCCCACGGGTATTCACGATATGGAACCTGTCTATGACGTGAAGGGGGCTGCGGCGACGACGGGTACGGAAAGTGTCCCCAGCTCGAAACCCATTCTCCGCCCTCTCCGCGGCCCTATAACGGAAGCCCAGGCGCGCACCTTCTCTACAATGATAAAGCGGGTGACATCGGACGAGGTCATCCTCAGCCCACAGGGTGATAATGCATGGACCGCGCCTCCCACCACAATCTATAAGATGCGCAACGTTTTCCAGACACGCGACGGACTCGCCTTTGCATATAACTCCATTTTCGTGGGCCGCAATAAGGCGTCCGTGGAGGCCTGGACCAAGAGTGAGATCAGTTCTCTCAGTGCCTCGATGCCGGTCGAAGAAGGAGTTATTGCTCCTTGTCCAGATACAGTGGCGAAGGATCCTGGGCGCTATGTCCTTGAGTACCTCTCCAAAGTACTCCTTTTGCGGAAAAAAGCTGGCCTCCAGGGCGGCGAGTTCTGGTGCTCAAAGGCGGCAGGGATTACACCTGCCCTGCGCGCATTCAACTGGGGTGCAGCTGAGATTCCCGTACTCTCACGCGATGACACGGCGCAGGCGTGGTGTCGCGAGGCCGCGCTGCTCTTGCACGATGATCGGCCGAAGGACCATTGTACGCGAGAGGAGATGGAGGCTCTGCGCGGCGCACTCGGTCTCGGTGGCTGGATAGAGGGAGTGCGCGAAGAGGACCGGCGGGTGGTGGTGGCCGTCGATGGCCAGTGGATCACGGATGAGTCGGCTGAGGAGCTCGAGAGGGAGTTGGAGACGCGAGGACTGCGTTGCAAGATCGTATGGGAGAACGCGACGAGTCTGGACACCGTTCTCTTCTCTTTGAAGGGGGCGTGGGGCTTCATCGTCGGCAGCAAGTCATCGTTGGTCGCGTGGAGCTGGGTGTTGCCTCGCGAGGCCCGTGTGTGGGAAGTGCAGTCCGAGATGGAGCCGTCGATTCGATTGCTGCATATGGCGGGGGCTGCCGATTTGCGCCATAGGATGGTGATTGTACCAAAGGGGGCGCCCACGGTCACGGAGATTGATGGGGTGCGCGTGCGGCTGCGCGACGATTGTCTTGGAGAACTGGGCCAGCCTGTGCAAGCTGCAGAGCCCGCACAGCCGACGCAGCCTGCAGAGCAGATCCAGCCCGACGTCCCAAAACTCATTCTCCCCTCTTCCAGCCGCAGCGACTTTTTCTCTCACGCCGGCGACTCGTTCAGAGAACTGGCCCGCCTCTGGGCTGAAAAGGGATACGTCGCCCTCGAGGAATCGCCCGAGCTCACACAGGTCTGGCTGGGCGGCGTAGGCGATACGCTCCTCTACGATCGCCCCACTCTTGAGTGGCTGGCCAAAGCTCCAAAGGAGGAGATGCGCTGGCGCGAGGCGCTCTTTGGAAATCCCTTGCCGGCATCGGCCCTCGGTCTTCCAGGTGTCCCCGCGGCGAAACCGTGGATCTTCTGGCCGCGTCGTCCTCGCCTGGTAGAGGACGCAGTCGCCGCTGGAATAGGTGCTGCCTCCTATGAAGATCGTGCGCGCCGTGTCGTCTTCTACGGGCGCTCCGAGAACGCCGTCCAGATGCAGCGGCGCACGACGCAGGATTGGTCTGCCGCTTTCACGGACTCTGCCGACGAGTTTGTCCATGTAAAAGGAGCGAGTGAGCCCTATCCTCTTACGCAGATGGAGTATCTCAAGCGCCTCGCCGGCGCCCGCTTCGGTCTCTGTCTTGCCGGCTATGGCCGCAAATGCCATCGCGAGATCGAGTGTTTTGCAATGGGCTGTGTGCCCCTGGTGGCTCCAGAGGTGGATATGAGTTCCTATGCTGATCCTCCGCTTGAGGGAATACACTACGTGCGCGTGAAGACTCCTGATGAGGCCGCACGCGTCGCAAAAGACACCTCGGCGGAGATCTGGGCAGCAATGTCGGCGGCTGGTCGCGACTGGTGGCGGCGCAATGCATCGGTGGCGGGCTCGTGGAAGACGACTCTCAGCGCCCTCGCGCCAAGCAGCCAGGTCTAAACGCACCGCGCGCAATACACGTAATGATCTCCGAAATCACAACCGGTCT